TCGTAAACCTCTCCTGTTTTCTTGTTTTTAATAGTAGTTATTATCTTCTCTGGTGTTAGTTCTATTACTTGATCACTCATTATGTTGTTACCTCTTTTTTGATGTTTAAATAACTGATAGCTACATCAAACGAGTCTGTTGTGCTTGATTGTACTGTAAAAGATGTACCACCTTCTATTATTAGTGGTTGAGTTAATAATTCTGTTGTAACATTAGCTGTAAGTGCTGCTGATTTAATAGCTGTAATACTATTATTTGTAACTGTTACACTTGGTGTGCCAGCTGATGTAACAAGTATAGATTTAATAACTATCGTTTCACTAATCAAAGGATTGCCAGATCCTAATGGTGTAAGTGCACCACCTGTTGTATTATTATCTATACCTACAAATTTATATTGATTTACTACTGCCATTAATCTAAAAAGAAGCTTCTAGCTTCTATCTCCTGTTTTATTTCTTCTTGAAACGTTGTGTTTAATTTCTCAAGAACAGCATCTAAATCTCTTACTAAAGATTGAGCTATATCTTCTTCATACTCTGAGCTTGCTCTAGTTAATGTTTGTACTATCTTTGCCATTATCTTCTTCCTCCAGCTTGTATATCTAATCTAAAAGTTCCTAATTTCCAACTAGTATCAACTGCTGTATTAGATATAGTAAGAGCTATTGATCTAGCCCTAGCTCTTGTGTCTACTTTTGTAGTGCTTGATGAAATAGTAAATGGTCCAAGAGATGAACTTGCTGCTGCTTCATTAGGGTAATCTCTTAAATCTAATTGTATTATTGTATTACCTGTTTGATTAATAAAATCAGGAACTATTCTACTCACTCTCATAATATTTTCACCATCACCTCTAAGGTCAGCCATGTTAGTAGCCGCACCTCTTACAACTTTTTGAGTAATGTCATAATCACCAGAAGTAATATCAGCTGGAATAGCTGTCGTAACACCAAGTCTTATTTGATTAAGTCCAGTTTCGTGTTCATAGTAATAAGTAATTCCATCTGTATTACCTTCAACATCAAAAGATGTATCCGTACCTGCATCATATTGTGTAGCGTGTGGTAAACCAAACACTGCAGAATCCTGCCAGGTTGTTCTAGTAAATAAAGAACTGTCATTAGTAAACCATATAGGACGTTTAGCTGTTGAATCTAAATAACTATATGTAACTGATCTAGTGTTAACATTAGAAGTAGCTGTAGGGTAGAACCAAGTAATTTCTCCAAACAAGTTATTAATACCACAATAAATAAACTGATTAGAAGTTGTGTTAAGATCATCATAAACATAATCTTCAACTAGGCAATCCATTGATTCTAGTTTACCGGTGTATCTAAAGAAACCATTATCGGACATCCAGTAAGCTGCACCATCAACTTCAACGGCTGCGTTCTTACCAATTAATCCACAGTTAGTTCCAACTTGTTCATAAGCAAATGTAAAAGGAGTTCCAACAAATCTCATAGTAAATAAAGAAGTGTCACTCCAGATGTAAATTGCATTTCTACCAAGTTTAGCACCGATGATCCGTGATCCGGCGGCTAGTCTTTGTGTACCGGCACTGTTGGTTGCTGTTGGTATATAGTCATTTATATTTTCTTGAGAAGAAAATCTTATAAACATATCATCTTGTGTAGTTTTATCTCCAATAGTTGTTTCAGTTCCAAAGAATACTAAGTGTCTATCTGGAGTTGATACCAACATATCACGTGACGCTGTAGGCGCACCAGATATGATTGTAGCTCTTGTAGCTGTTGCGTTAGTTGCGTCTGCATTCCATTCAAAACATTCACCATTAAAAATTAAAGCAATCAATGTACTACCTAAATTGTCTAAGGCCCATAGACCGGGTTCGGCAACAGTATCTGTGTCAGCTGATGATTGACCCCAACCAGAAAAATCACTATAGTTTGTAACTGTAGCTCCTGTGTTATGAAGAGCATTCGTTGTTCCTCTAACGTTTCTAGTTATCCCTGTTAAAGTATTTGTTCCTGTATTAACTCCTGTGTAAGAAATTTCTTCTGTGCCTACTTGTATAAAATTAGTTCCTGTTGTTGGAAAATTTAATACAGATGTTAAAATAATACTAGTTCCTGTTCCACCTGTTCCTGCTGAGTTAGCAGACAAGGCTCCATTTAAAGTTGTTGTCTGAGGAGCTGTCGATGTTCCACCAAATTGTGATATACCCCATCCAAAAACACCAACCTGTTCTGCTGGACCTACGTGATAATATTGAAAAAAAGTAATACCTCCAGAAGTAGTAGCACCAGATCCGCTTTCATTACTAGGCATTGTAATAGTAATAACAGTCGTGCTGGGAGCACTTGTTACCATAAATTTTTTATCAGCAAAATCCGCTGCTACAAAATTAGAACCTGTAATAGCAGTAAACGTAGTTGCATTATCAAATAAAATAATATCCCCTGCTTGAAAAGGAGTTGGGTTTGCAAATGTAATAGTAACTGTTGGTGATCCGTTAGTTGTGCTAAACGCACTAGTGATAGCTGTACCTGATGGATTAACTAAAGGATGTATGTCGTAGTAAACTTCTCCTGAATAAGCGTATAAAATTCTATTAGTTCCAATAAGAGAATATTTAATACCATCTTTATTAACCATGTGATGTAATCCTCTAGCTGCACCTGTAAGTTTACTATCTCCTAGTTGAGACCAACCACCTATTTTTTCTGGAGTACCATATCTAAAACGAACATTCGTACCACCGGTCCATTGAGACTCGGCTCCTGTAGACGTAACTTGTTTATTGAATCCTGGTAAAAAACCTAGTTTTTGTAACATATAAAATCCTTATAAAGGAGACAGTATTTGTGGTGGATTACTGTCTCCATTATAGGGATATATCATCGTTTAAACCAATTTGGAAGACCTAAATGTATACGTCCGTCGAACATGTTTTGTTTAGATCCTTTAGTTTTACAATTATTATAATGAAGAAATACTTGAGCACAGTCTTTTCCTTTAAAAGGTTCTCTCCAATGTTCTAGATCACAACCGTAATAAATTAACATGTCTCCTGGTTTTAAAGTTATCTTAGTACCTTTTTTACTTTCCTCCCCAGAAGGTTCTAAATATATTGGCCAATCACCGCCTAAATTCATTGTGGTAGATATTTCACAACTAAATCTATCTTTATGTCTTTTAAGTTCATCACCTTTTTTATAAATTCTTGCATAACTATAGGCTGGATACAATTTAAAGCCTGTAGTTTTTTCCATAATTGGTTGGCATTTTAACATTAAAGTTTCCATAGCTATGTCACCATAAGCAGAATAGGTATTTGGAATCTGTGTGTCATTCCAATTACCCAACATGTCTTCAAAAGGAGAAATGTATTTATAATCAAAACAAGTACGAGCTACTTGTTTTTTCATTATAAGATAATTATAAAGAAACAAAGCTAAGTTTTTATCTATAGCTTTTTTAACAACTACGTATTTATTTTTCTGAAAAAGGCTCACGAGCGAACTCCTTTGGTATTGCTGTTATGTTCCAATGTATAAATCTAAAAGGTTCCTTACCATGGTCTACTGAAAATTCATGTTCAAGGTAACCAGGAAATATTATTATAGATCCCGGTTGAGGTTTAAAATTAATAAGCTCTTCACCATTTGCAATCATATTTAAATCTGGTTTCATATGTAGTTTTGTTGCTCTGGCCCCGGTTCTTGGTTCATGGAAAATAGGTATAGATGTTTTTTCACTACACTTTAAAAAGTAAAATCCTGATACGTGTTGGTTCCAATGCACGTGAGCAGAATGATGTCCACCACCATTTTTACTAAATTCTTGCACCCACATTTCACTAAATACAGTTAGGTATTTATCCATTGCATAACCATGCTCATCTAAAAATTCCCATGATCTAAGGCCAATGTAATTTCTAAAATCTAAGAAATTATTATCTTGAAGTAAAGTTGTAGAGTGATGCGACCCTCCAAAGTCACCAATTTTTTTTATCTTTTTTTTATGGTAATCTTTTGCTTCTTTAATATATTTGTCACTAGCTTTGTTTAAAGACTTAACAAACTCTGGTTTGTCTTCTGTCCACAACGGTGTTTTAAAATATTCTTTTTTATCCATATTATTTAAATGGGTGTCCTAAATTCCAAACAACTAAAGAATACCTTACTCCTTTCGTTACTGGTTTAACTCTATGCCACAAATAACTAGGAAACACTATGATAGACCCCTTAGGTAGTATTTCTTTTGCCTGCACTAAATGTTTTGATTCGTCTCTCATATTAGGATTATAGTCTCTAAAGTCAAATTCTAATTCGCCACCTTTATATTCTGAACCATCAGTTAATTGACAAGTTACAGATAGTTTTCTAACCTTGCCGCATTTAACATTCTTAGGATCTATGTAAGGTTCATCCCAAGAATCTTGATGCCAATCATATTTTTGATTTAATTTATATTTTGTAAATTGCATTGACTCTGAAAAATCCCAATCAAAATTCCAACCTGCTAACTTGTTGGCTTTTGTTATGTAAGGTTGTATTTCTCTGTATATCCATTTGTCATCTAACCAAGTAACTTCTGAATCTCTTGAATATTTTAAATTAGTTATTTCTTTTTTATCTAAGGGTTGTTTTACCATGTTTCTATCATTACCTTCTTGTCCTGTTGAAGCAATACTTAATTTTTTTGTTGCCGCATGTTTAATAACTTCATCACAAAAACGAGGAGTTAACGCAGAACCGAAAGCCCAATATTGATTTTTAAACATCATATTAAATCAAACCAACCTGTTGCTATATATTTTTCTTCACTGGGTGAAACAATTCCTTTATGTATGTGAGTAAATTCAGCCGGCCAAATAATAAGATTACCTTTAATAGCAGGAGTGGTTATTTTTTGATTTAAAAATTTAGTACCTCCTTTATCTTTTATTGTGTTTAAATAAAGCATATATACCAATTGCCTGGAACTATTTTTTAAGTGGTCTCTTTCATAATGATATACTTTATAACCACCACCTTTAGAATAATATTGAATTTTATTTGCAAGACTCGTGTTTACTAATGTGTCAATTTTATATTTACTGCAATATTGTGTAACACATGTAGAAAGTTTTTTAAAAAATTCTTTAATGTATATGTCTTTAGAAGAATTAAAAAAAATAACGTCAGTAGAATTTTTAATAGTTTTGTTAACTTGTTCAGAACCAAACGATCCTTCGTGTTTATATTCTTTATTATTTTTCCAATACTTAATTAATTTATCACATAAATTAACATCAACTTTATAGGTATCAATAAAATTCATTATGTGTAAGTGTAAGTAGAAGTTAATACAAAATTAATTTGATTAGATAAATTTTTTGTTATGTGATATTTTTGAGTAGAAGGAAACATTATAAATCTATTTGTTTCTAAAGGTATCTCCCATGTTCTTCCTTTTCTTCTGTTGTCATCATAATCAATAACTACTTTACAAGAATCCTTAGCTACATCCACACCATAAAGCATAATATAATCAGGAGAGTTTTTTAAATCCACAAGATTTAAATGCGATATAGAGGAGGAACTTTCTTGAGGATTAAAAAAATCACCCATATTTTGTTGTTGAACTAAACTAAAACTATATTTTAAGTTAATGTGTTCTTTAATATACGTGTGTAACATATCCAGAGTTATTGAAAATGGAAAAGGTGTACTATAAATTTTATGATAGAAAATATCTCCTGTCAATTGTTTAGGATCTATCTCGAACCCTTCAGGCATATTTATATCACCATGATATAAATCTATTTTACTTAATAAATTCTGTTTTATATCTACCACCATATCTTTCATCGCTTGACAATATACAATTGTTGTTTTAAATTGTCAATATGAAAGAATTTAAAGTTATAAGATAATGATTAAACAAGAAATTTATGGTATTTTTCCAACACCTATTTATAGGTCGAAATTAAATAGAAATTTTACAAAGAAAGAACTTATTTTTTTTGATAAAATAAAATGTAAGCCAAATAAAAACAATCTTACCAGTGTTGATAATTATATTCTTGAAAGACCTATTCTTTTAAATTTAAAAAAAGAAATAAATTTATTTGTAGAAGATTATTTTAATAAAATACTTTTTCCACACAAATCAATATTACCCTACATTACTCAATCTTGGTTAAACTATACTAAACAAAAAGAACAACATCATTCTCACGATCATGCAAACTCTTATTTATCAGGAGTTTTTTATATTAATGCAGATAAACTTACAGATACAATATCATTTCAAGACTCTAGATATAAACAATTAAAATTTTCATCTACTAAATACGGTTTATATAATTCTGATACTTGGATTTTTGCAGTTGAAAGTAGAGATATAATAATTTTTCCCTCACAAACAAACCATTTCGTTCAAGAAAAAAAACATAAAGGCACTAGAATTAGTTTGTCATTTAATGTTTTTTTAAAAGGAGAGCTAGGTAATGTTGGGGATTTAAACCAACTTTATTTAAGATAATGATATATCCTAATTTATGTGTAGATGGATTTTTTAATAATCCAGAAGAAATTATAGATTTTGCAAACACTCTAGATTACTCTCCATGTGGTTATGCTCCAGGAATAAGAACAAATCATTTACACGAAATAAATTATGGGTTCTTTCAAAATTTGTGCGACAAACAATTAAAATTACTTTTTCCAGATAACCCTAATAATTTAATTTATGAAGCAAGAAGTATGTTTCAAAAAATACCACCTAACTATAAATACACCGATTGGATTCATGGAGATGAACCTGTTCAATTTACTTCAATTATCTACCTTACTAAAAATTGCGATGCCGGAACTAATATTTACAAAAGAAATTTTTTATCACAAAAAGTAAACACCGATATTAAATATGAATACTTTAAACAAATGACTAACAATAAATTACCTAAAACTAAAATGAATGAATTAATAAAAAGTTATGAAGAACATTTTAAAAACTTTGAAAAAACTATAACTTATAAAGGAATTTATAATAGATTAATTGGATTTGATGCTTATTCTTTTCATGGTTCTGAAGAATATTATTCTAAACAATCCGACGATAGATTAACTTTAATTACTTTTTTTACTAAAATAAATTCACCAGATTTAAAATTAAAATATCCTGTAACTGAGAGTAGAAGATTTTAGTATTACCTTTAATTACCATATGCACCAGCTAGTGCTTGGTTAGGAAGTTGGTCTTGAAGAGGTCCTGCTAAATCCCAAGATTGATTTGATTCATCCCAAATATAAAAAGCACCATCTGTTATGTTTTGAGCAGTTAACTCTGGAGCATCACCGATCGGTGATTTCCAAGAAGCCGACGCTATATGTTTTACCCAAGATGCGTAAGGTTTTATATCCCAAAAAATATTATTTTCCAAATCCCAAGTATAACCTATACATGCGTAATTCCCTCTTAATGCTTTTGATTGATCTGCAGATTCTGATCTAGTTTGATTACCTTCTGAATCAGTTGTTACTGTATAATGTTTACCACCAAATGTATTGTAAGATGTTTGAATCCACATTGCTGCTGGCCAGTTGTTGTGTTTTTCTAAATATGCTTGACCTACACTTTCAACTTCAACACCATTAGCGTCATGTAAATTTTCATTACCTACTACATTGACTGTAAGAACTTCATTGTTTGAATTTATTTTTGCAAAGTGTGCCATAATATTACCTATTTAAATTTGTACCTTATTACCACTATACCTGAACCGCCAAGTTCTCCTGAAGATCCAACAGCACCGACACCACCGCCACCACCTCCTGTGTTAGCTGTTCCAGCACTTCCTGGATCAGCACCTTGGTTTGGACTAGGTCCTCTTCCACCGGTTCCGCCACCACCAGTTCCACCAGTTCCAGCAGTTCCTCCGGGTAAACCACCACCACCACCACCAGCATAAGCTACTGGACTTGCTGTAATAGATGAAGTCGTACCATTTCCACCATTTCCACCATTTCCTGGGTTTCCTGGAGCTGAGTTTTGACCGAATTGAGAAGCACCACCACCACCACCACCACATTCTGTATATCCTGGGTTAGGGTTATTAGCTGCACCCACACCACCCGCAAAACCTTGAGCCGGACTTACTGGAGGAGTATTTCCTGCTCCACCTGATCCAGCTGGTCCAGGGTTTCCTCTTCCGCCACCACCAGAACCTCCTGCTCTTAGTGGACTAAGATTTGGATTACCGCCGCCACCACCGCCTCCTGTTGATGTAATTCCTAAAGCTATTGAAGGTGAGCCTCTATCACCATTTTGACAAGTTCCACCACCAGCACCACCCGCTCCGACTGTTACTGGATAAGCTTGTGCACAAACTGCTATATTATATGTGGGTCCTGATGTTGCATTTAATGGGCTGGCTGTGTATGAATCTGTTGCTGATTTAGCTTCTCTATAACCTCCTGCACCGGCTCCACCACCGCCACTAGTTTTTCCACCACCACCTCCTCCTGCAACTACCATGTAAGAAACCGTGTTTGATCCACCATCAGTTCCAGCACAAGTAACTGTAAAAGTACCATTGCCTGTAAACTTATGAATTTTAAAATCTCCGCTTTCTGTTATTGTTCCACCTGTAGCAAGTACAAATGGATTACCAGCTCCTCCAGCACCAAATCCTAAGACTTGATAACCAAAAGATTTACCTCTTCTTGATTGTGTATTTTTTGTGTTCTTACCTGAAGTAAGTTTATTTTTTAAATCTCTCATATTCTAATTCCTTATGCGTCGTTAGCTGCATCAGTAGTAAAGAATATTTTGATACCTAGAACTCTTGCGTCGGCACTAAATGTATCTCCACCTGCGTTTGCATCTCTAAATAATTGAAAGTAAGTTAGTTGATCTACTGCAGGAGACCCTGCAATTGTAACTGCACTACTTACAGCTGAAACCTGTTGATCTTCGACTGTTCCAATCCCTGCGTCTGTAATATTTATTGCTGTTCCGTAAGCAATATCAATAGTGTCACTATCACCGCAAGAAACTCCCTGTAAACCAAAAATACAGTCACCTGTATTTGTAGAAGCTGGTGTCCAATATACTTGATAAGTAACTGTTCCCTCATTCCATGATTTAGGAAAGGCTACTGAAAATTGTGCAAATTCATCTGTGCTTGCATCAAAATCTAATACTTTCATGTCAGGTCTTGTTGCTGTTGTTTCAACTTGCTGAGCATCTGCTGGATTAGTTGTAGCTCCATACATTGCTGAAGATGGAACCCACATAGTCTCTGTTCCTGCAATTTTAACTGCAGCAGTTGCACTTTTAAGTACACCTGTTCCTTTAGGATTTAAATTTATATCAACGTTAGTTTCACCTGTTGCTGATAAAATAGGACCATTACCTGTTGAAGCATTGGCTAGTGTTAATTCATTAACCGCTGAACCTGTAGCTGTTAAAAGTAATAATTCGTTTCCGCTAGTATCTAAAATTGAAGTTCCAATTTTAGGTGCTGTTAAAGTTTTGTTTGTTAATGTCTGTGTCCCAGTAAGAGTTACATCTCCTAAAGGTATTTCGTAAACACCTGTGTTAGTTGCCACACCATCTACATAAAGAATTTTCCAAGTTTTTTCAGCTCCTGTCCATGTAACTGTTGCACCTGAACCAGATATAGCTTTGATTTGTAATGTTTCTGAATTAGTAGTACTATTTTTAATAAAATAAAAAGTTTCTGTAAGAAGAGGAAGTGTTAAAATTCTTGATCCTGTAAGAGCACCCGTTAATTCTATAACTCTTTGTTGAGCAGTACCGGTTAAAGCACCATCTGCTATTGTTAAATCTGTACTTCCTGATCCTGCAACAGCTAGAGATAAATATCCACCTGTAAGTTGTTCTACAAGATTTAAGTTAGCGTTAGTTTTGTTTCCCCAAGTACCAGCGTTTTCGCCGGTTGCCATTAGCTCTATACCAAGGTTTGTAAAAGTTGATGCCATAATTTTGTACTCCTAATTTGTGTTATTTATATTGTTTATTTATTACTAAGTCAAACATTATAATGCTTGTTTTATAGTATATCCCGTAGTATTTTTTGGCGTTTTTGTAGTGTACCCCGAACTATCTTTAGGTGTTAAAGTTTCATAATACCTAAGTCTTATACCCGCATCATTTAATGTAGTTGTAGCTGTTAATCCTAAACCATTTAAACTAACGATACTTAATTGAGTTGTTGTTAGTGCACCTAAAGCAGTCTGTGCAGATAGACCCGTTAAACCTACGGCGACACTATCTACTGATACATTTCCTAAAGCCGTCTGTGCAGATAAACCTGTTAAGAGTTGTATAGGATTAGATGAAATAGTTATATCACCTAAGTCTGCATCAAGATCTAATCCTGTTAACGCAGCGATAGTTGCTTGAGTTGTTGTT